GTTCCAAAGCTTCCTGTGCCCCCTGTGATGAGGATTGTTTTATCTTTTAAATCACTATTTGCCATTAAGTAAAATTAGCAGATAAAGTTATCTCAAGCCAAACCCGAAAGGACGGTAAACTATGAAACATGCAGGTGGTAGACCCACAAAATATGATCCCTCACTTAATCAAGAACTAGATAAATATTTAGCAACAACGGGAAAAGAACAAATGAGCCTCCCAACGATACAAGGATTTTCTCTTTGGCTTGATGTTGATGACGATACATTAGTTGAATGGGCAAAGATTCATTCAGAGTTTTCCGCCACTTTGAAAAGATTAAAAAGAGAACAGGCACAGCAACTCATTGATGATGGCATTTATGGAGGCAAGGAAGTCAACTCAACAATCGTCAAATTACTTCTTCAAAATAATCATGGAATGAAAGAAAGAACAGATCAAACGACTAACGATAAAGACTTACCTACACCTATCTACAATGGAAAATCATCAGAATAATATTGTTGATACTACAGCGACAAGAAGAATATTTGGACTTAAACAAAGAATTAGAGCTATCGCTGGTGGTACAGCAGCCTCTAAGACTATTTCAATCCTTATCTGGATAATTGATTACTGTCAGACTGTTAAAAATGTGAATAAGTTAGTTACTGTGACCTCAGAAAGTTATCCTCATCTACAAAAAGGAGCTATGTTAGATTTTCAAAGAATCATGAAAGATAGAGGGTATTGGAAAGACGATCTGTGGCACGACACGAAACATGAATATACCTTTGAAACAGGGAATAGATTAGAGTTTGCTACCTTCGATACCTACAGCAAGGCACATGGCTCTCGTAGAGACGTCTTATTTGTAAATGAGGGGAATAACATGCCTTACAATATCGTAGATCAGTTGATGGTACGTACCCGTGAGATCGTGTGGTTAGACTGGAATCCTACCTCAGAGTTTTGGTTTTATAACAATATTTTAGGAGTCAGAGATGATGTGGATTTTATCACCTTGACATATAAAGATAACGAAGCGCTTGACGAAACAACAGTTAAAGAAATTGAATCACATAAGAATAACAGAGGTTGGTGGCAAGTGTATGGCCTTGGACAGTTAGGAGAGCTTGAAGGGTTAATTTATCCAGGATGGAAGATCATTGATAGTGTTCCTGAAGAAGCAAGACTTAAGAAGTATGGATTAGATTTCGGGTATAGCGTTGACCCTACTGCTTCAGATGCAATTTATGATTGGAATGACTCACTTGTCATTGATGAGGTCATCCATCAAAAGGGACTCAGTAATAGACAAATTGCAGAAGTGTTCCTTAATCTAGAGCGTGCATCAGTTATTGCAGATAGCGCAGAACCTAAATCAATAGATGAGATAGCAAGTTACGGTGTGCCTATCTTTCCAAGCACGAAGGGTCCTGATTCTGTAAGGCAAGGGATACAAGTAGTTCAAGATCAACAAATATTTGTCACTAAACGTAGTGTAAATACAATTAAGGAGCGAAGAAACTACCTGTGGAAGGTAGACAGAGAGGGCAATACAACTAATGAACCTAGTGATATTTGGAATCACCATATGGATGATATTCGTTATGCAATTTCTTCAGGTAAGAGTACAGTTCAGTGGGAGCCAGGAGATATAGGTGGCGTAGCTCCTTATATTCCCGGTATTGGGTAGCTTGCGTATAATTAAATTCATACGCTAAAGTTTGGGGTATGCCAGAGATTGAAGAAAATTTAGAACTCCAAATGCTTCTTAATATAAAAGAAGAAGGATGGAATTATCGTTTACCTCGTCATGATGCTTGGACTGAGAATTACGAACTCTATCGAGATAAAGTAACCATCAACCGCCTCACACAAAGACAATCAGTCAACCTTCCTTTAATGAAGACTACCCTTAGAACGCTTCTGAAAGACATAGATGATATGCCTGTTATTGAATTCGAGAACTTAGATAACGATAAAGAAGCTGAAGTCTTCCAGAATGAGTACTGGAAATATACCCTTGAGTGTAATAACGCAGTTATTCAAGACATCGTTGATAAGAAGCAAGACTTTTTCTTTGGACGTACCTTTGACTCATGGCAGCTAGAGGATGGAAAGATCGTCTTTGATATAGAAGACCCCGAAGACTTATTAGTTAGTAGATTTAGCAATCCGTATGATATTGATTCCGGGAGAAGCTTAATACATATTAACGTGTTTAAACCATTAAGCTCACTTAAAGCTAATCCTGATTATGATCAAAATGAGGTAGCTAAGTTAGAGGAATTCTTTGAATCACAACTTGGTATTATTAAGGCAAAAGATAACGAGAACGCCTTGCAGCAAAAGAATAAGAAAATGGCTGATTTAGGCGTGCCAGATACTGATGATCCTGTTTTAGGTGAGACCTACGTACAGCTTAACTTATATTACGTGTTTAGAGATAAAGGTGAGAAGTGGAGAGATCACAAAGAAGGTAAGGAGTATACAAGCGAGGTGGAGGAGATCTTTCACTATGTAGAAGCTGAAGAACAAACTATCCTCATGAAAAAACCCCAAGAAAAGATTATTGGAGTTACGGAAGACCATTACTGGAGAACTCATTATAGATATAATTCGTGGGGAGATGATATTGATAAACAAGACTTTTGGACTGATGGGATAGCAGATATTGTCAGACCAAATAATAAAGTATTAAATGCGTGGTTCTCTCAATTGGTTGAGAATAGAACACTGAGAAACTTTGGGATGCATTATTATGATTCTTCACTTAAAGCTGATGGGTTTGTCCCAAGTACGTTTGAAGCTCGTCCATGGGGTTGGTATCCTGTGCCTGGTAAGCCTTCAGATGTCTTACAAAAGATAGATATTCCTGATCTTTCAGAATCACTTGATGAGATGCAGTACGTAACAGATATGGTTGATAAGGCTACAGGCGCAACAGCCACACAACAAGGCTCAGTTACAGCAAATCAAAGAACATTAGGAGAGGTACAACTAGCTCAGAACGAAGCTAAGGCCCGCACTCAAGGGATGAGTAAATTTTATACAAGAGTATGGGAACAACGCGCAACTAAATTCTTAAAGTTAATCGAAGCAGCACAAGATAAACTTGATGCGGTGAAGATTTATAAGAAAGGGAGAAATACCGATACACTCTATGCGAGAGAAATTTCCCCTAAAGACTGGATGACAAAAGCTGGATATCGAGTTAAGGTATGGAGTCAAGACGAAAAGAAAGCAAATGATACAGAATCACTCCAAAAGCTACAAATGCTAAAAGTAGAAATGTTTGACAATCCTAAAGTGAGTGAAATTTATAAAAGAAAGTTAGCTGAGTATGCAGATCTTAAGCCTGAAGAGATTAGTGAGATCATGGAATATGAGGCTAAGAAGATGGAGCTCATCGCAACAGGTCAGATGGCTCCTCCAATACCCCCACAGCCAATGCCAGCGCAACAACAAGTGGGAGGATATCAATAATATGGATAAATATTTAGAAAAGTTTGGTCTTAAATATGAAGATCTCAACCCCGTAGAGCGTGAGACTCTTAATGCCTGGATGGAAGCGCTGCAAAAGGGTCAATTGAGCGTTGAGAAGATCAAAGAGTATGTAAATACAATGAAGGATGCGGTTGGACAGGAGTTAGCTAAAAGTGATTTAGGCTCTAAACAAGACCTCTTTTTAAAAGCAAGGATGAGAAATTATATGTTACTTAGCGGGTTTTTAACTACTCCAGAGAAAGCAAAAAAAGAGATGGAAAATGCTCTTTCAGGCATAGTTAGAAAATAGACTTGACAGTAAATAAAAATGGCATCTATCATTCAGTTATGAATCCAGAAGCAGAGGCAGTATTACAAGAAATCCTCAAAATAGAAGTAGACAATCTTAATGAAGATCAGGTTAAATTCCTCAGAGCACGACAAGGTTATTTAAAGAAAGCACAGCTTGAAGAATATGACAGCGTAATTAATCCAAAAGTTAAAGAAACCAAACCTCCTAAAACGGAGACGGTAAATAAAAATGCCAAACCACAAACAACCAACTAAAGAAGAATTAGAAGCAAAAGTAAAAGAAGCCACAGAAATTCCTGAAGAGGAAATAAATAAGCCCACAGAAGAGGAGGAAGATGAGAATCCCGAGGTGGTTACTCCACCAGCAGAAGAAGCTGAAGAGGAAGAACCAACTCCTGATGAGGAAAAAGAAGAAGAACAAGCTGAACCCTCTAAAGAGATCTACAAAAAGAAGTTTTCTGCTTCGTCAAGAGAGAATCAAAGAATATCAGCTAAGAATAGAGTAATCAATCAAGCTCTTATTCAAGCAGATGATATCCCCGAACCCACTGAAGAAGAACTCACTAAAGAATATCCCGATTGGGATGTGATGAGTGAAGTTGAGAAATCCTTAGCTAAAGAGACAGTTATTAGTCGTAATTGGAGAAAGGTGATCTCTGAAGCTAAAAACCAAGCTACTAAAATAGAAAAATGGAATGAGTCAGTTGATACATTTGTGGATGATCCTAGTACTCTTATAGACAATCCATCTCTTGAGGGGAAAATAGAAGAATTCAAAGAGTTTGCAACTATTGAGGAAAATAATAGCGTACCATTTAAGATTCTTGTTTCAGCATTTCTTCATGATCAAACGACTAAAAAGCCAAATAATAAAGGGAGAATGTTTGAGCGAGGAAGTGGTGGGCCGAATGAAAAACCAACACTAAAGAAAGATACGATTACTTTAGATGAAGCACGTAAGCTTAGGGTAACAGATTACAATAAATGGAAAGAATATAATCAAGCTGGAAAGATAGAAATGGACCTCTAGGTATAAACTGACCTATTTTGATATATTGACAATCCGTAAAAATGGCTTCTATAGTTGAAAACAGATAAATACTTCCTAACTTCGAAAGAAACGGTAAAAGTTTGATCTACAACTTTTATCATTATGGCAGCATACGGAACAAAAATAGCAGAAGGTTTTTCAAGCAAAGTCATGCAACAGGTGTATGACAGAAATCTCTTAGACCAAATTGTTAATCGAAACTACGAAGGTGAGATTAATGGAATTGGTTCTAAATTAAACATCCTCGACTTCTCTAAGCTCTCAGAAAAAACATACGCAGACTCAGCTCTTACCGCAGATGCTCTTTCAGAAAACAATGGAGCATTAGTTATTGATCAATACAAATCCTTCTACTGGAAAGAAAAGACTCTTGCTAAATGGCTCTCATATATTAAGAATCCACATCCTTATATCGTAACTCAAGTTGCTAACGAACGATCAAAGAATATGGATCTCTTCGCATTAGGTTTGTATGCAGACGTTGGAGCAGGTAATAGAGTGGGCACTGATGAAACAGCAGGTACAGTTACTGTTGATGTCACCACAGGCGTTGTTACGGGAGCGGGTACGACATTTACCGCCGGTATGGTTGGAAAAGGATTCAAGGCTTCCGGTCATACAACTTGGTATCGAGTTAAAACCTTCTCAAGTACAACTTCTATTGTAATTGAAGATGATTTGGATGATGTCACTTCAGCTTATACAGGCGGAGCGATTGCAGCTCTTTCTACGTACACCATCGAAGCAGCTACAAAAGTTACTGTCACGGCTGCAAACAT